TCGGCCCTGAGCGTCACCGCTGGCAATGGCCTTTCCGGTGGTGGCTCAATTAGCTTGGGGTCCTCGGGCGCCTTGGCCGTGCAGGCTGACGGCTCTACAATCTCGGTTAGTGCCTCAGGTGTTAAAGTTGCTGACGGGCAAATTGGCGCTGCGCAGATCACCAACGGCAGCGTTGGCTCTGACGAGCTAGCGAGCAATTCAGTTTTGGCGGCAAAAATATCTACAGGTGCGGTGACTGCTTCCAAAGTGGCCGATGATAGCTTGGGCCTTGTTAAGCTGAGCATGCGACCAAACACCGAAGCATTTAATGGCACAAGCGCAACCAAATACGATTTAGGGCAAACCGTACTGGCAGCATTTCACAAGGGCGTGCAAGTTTATCGCAACGGTTTGCGCCTTGAATTTGTCGCATCGTCACCTTCTGGACCCGATCAATATACAGTTGCCAACGATGGCACAGGCGGGGTAACAGCAATTACTTTGGGCGCTGCTTCTTCAGGTTCAAGATTTATCGTTGATTATTTGCACTAAACACAAATAAGGCAAAAAAAAGGCAGGGCGTAAACCCTGCCTTAGCTTTTTTCTACAACATTTTTTACCCAACAAACGCCCAAAATAAATATTGATTGTTGGTGCCTTAATTGGCAAAAAGATAATAACCTTCAAAGATTAAAATTGCTACCCTTTTTTTTTAAGGCTTCCTTTGCTTCGAGATAAAGAGCACTATCAGCGGTTTTTGTTGTTTTGCCTTTGGAGATAAACGAGTATACCCGCGCCCGTGCCCATTGGCTTTGCGTAGCCCCTGGTCTATGACCAACGGCCCATGCGGCAAGCCCTCTCTCGTATACCTTGCGTATGATACGAGACGGCACATCCGTGACTTTTGCAACTGCTCGGATAAATCTATCCTGTTGTTTCCCTTTGCCTTTGCTGGTTTCTTTCAAAATTGCATCACGCACCCCAGATCGTGAAAGTCGCTTTGTGTATTTGCTTGGTTTTGTTTTGGCCTTTGCGTCACCAGGCAATGGCTTAAAACTTTTTTTGCCTGCGGTTCTTTTGCGAATTTCTGCTTTTCTTCTTGCTGCCGTGGACTCACCTAACCCAGATGTGTATTTTTCAGGAACTTTGCTTTTAGCCATTTTTTGCCTCACAGCAATTAAAAGGTTTCAGGATAAACATAGGTAATTGTATTTGATTATAATGTATTTTATTGTATGCAGCGGCCCACAATACCGATTTTTTGCATTTTTTGCGTTTGGCTACGTAAATGATACGCCCATTTTTTTGGGTTGCTTTTAACTCTATCATTTGCGCCTCCTAAACATATTGTGTATATATAAATATACATTACTGCCTACGTTCGCAACGGTAAAAGCTGAGGGGCAAAAAAGACTAACCAAACAACGGAGGGCGTGATGCCATCAATCAACCCAATTAGTTTTGCCAACTTATCCGGCAATTTACGTTTGGCCCAGATGATTTCTATGGAATTGGGCTTATTATTACGCGATAGTGTTTCCTTAAGAAATACCCCATATGTAGAGTACTGCGGAAGTATTAACGGCATGGGCAGTAACACCATTAGAAAAAGACTTGCCGGCCTTGGTCGCACCGCAATGAATCAAATTGCTGAGGGCGGCACAGCGTCCGCGGTAGCGCTTGACGTCGAAACCGCAGACGTAACCGTCGCGCGGCAAGAGCTTGCGTATGCAATGACAGACCTTGCAAACATGTCACAGTTTGGGCAGGACATTGACCCAATTGTCATTGCAAACAGTATGGCCGCTGCCTATGATGCTCGTTTTATGGAACTTACTGTAGCCGCTGGTTCTTTCACCGCTACAAAAGGAAGTAATTCGCAAGCGTTCAGCACCGATGCATTTTTCGAAGGAATCTACAGTTTAGAGCGTGCAGATTCTGAACGTGGCGCAAATGGCCCATTTGTTGCAGTTTTAGCCAGTAAGGCTCTGACAGAACTACAAACGGATCTGCGCAATGAGTCTAGTAACTCAATATCTCTTATGCAACCTGTTGCAGATATGTTACGCGCAAGACCGCAAGGCATGGTTGGCACGTTATTTGGTGTTGACATCTACAAAACCAGTCACATAACAGACAACGGCTCTTCAGGATTTGATAATCTTATGTGGTCGGCCGGTGCTCTTGGTTATGCTGACGGTAGCGTAGGGCAAATCTTGGGCGCAGATGGTCAGGTTCAAGCCGGCCCCGTCACAGTCGAATTCGTTAGAGACGGTTTAAGCGCTACAACAACAGTACTTGGGCATGGATACCTAGGTATTGCCAAGATTATCGACGCTAAGGGCGTCATTATAAAATCTAAACTTTCATAAGTATATTTTGTGCGCAGGGGGTTGGCTTACATCTCCTGTGCCATGGTATACTCCTGCGCACTCTTATAAATGACAAAAGCAAACAGGAGATAAAAATGCAAATGTCTGATTATAACCAAATAGCCCAACCATGGGCAGAGCGAACAAACAAAACGATTTTGCCACTATTGGCAAATTGTCAATGGTTTTTTGCACACCATGCCTTTGCATGGGAGACTGTTCCCTTTGAAAGCAAGTCAGGAAAAAAAACAATTACAAAATATTTGTTGTTACCTATACTGCAAAAAATTAATTTAATCCCTGGGGTCAACAACGTAAGAGATGGCGGTGATACTACGTTGTTAAACGGACAAATGCAAAAAGAGGGGTGGGTATCTTTAGATGCAAACACACATAATTATCTTAAGGTATACCCATGTCGCAACGGCAGATATTTTGCTAGTCGATTTGTTAAAATGGAGAATCTAGCAAATAAGGTCATACAAACTTTTCAACATGATGAATATGACGATTGGCGTAGAGATTTAATTGCAAAAAACGATATTGCATTACCCCACGAACATGTTCTTAGATTGTTGCAATTACAAATCGACCAAAAAATAAACAACCTAAAAGATACACATTTGCCACACATGCAAAAAAAGCAACAGGATTTATTTTTGCAACGTCAGCAATTAATTGATGCTATTGAAAACGCGCGTGAAGTAGGTAATTATGTCGTCTAAGGTAGACCATGGCGCACTGGATAGAGTAGCGCAAAAAATAAAAATACAAAGCCAAATCAGCGGCAAAAGTATAACCCACGATGAGGCAAAAAGGTTTTTGGTAAAACAACTACAAAAAGCAGACAACAAAAAACGAGGCTAAAAATGGCATACACAAGTAAAACAGCGTTCAAAATTCCACGAAGAAAACTGAACCCAGATGGCGTAAACACAGAAACAATAATAACAAATAGAACGCTAACATATGCAGATAGTCAATTTCAGGCAATCACTAATTCAACAGGTGGCTCCCTCAACGTTACACTGCCCGAAGAAGAAGACGGTGCGTTTTTTTGGATTCGTAACCAAGCCGGCTCATCTGGTCAAATATCAGTAAATAATCCGGCCGCGTCTGGGGTTGTTGCTTTAACAGCCGGACAGGCGGCATTAGTGGTCTGTGATACTGCTTGGCAAGTTTTCATTAAGGCATAAAAATGTCGGATACTCCCTACAGTGCCAATATACGTTTTTTTGAACTGCTACAACGCGACAAAGCGCAAAGCACGACAATTAAAATATTTCGCGACGGTGCGCAGGTTGTGCCTACATCTGGCAAATACACCCTGCAAAAACCGAGCGGCGAAAACATTGTATTGGATGCTACATGCAATATTGACGGTGACGGCACCTGTAGCATAACGCATACCAAAACGCAATTACCCAATACATTGGTACTTGGTGAGGGATATATGCAACTTTGGACACTGACAATATCAGGCACTGAATACACATTCAGGCGCATGGTATCGTTAGTGTTACAAAAACTTTTCCCCGTGATATCCGATACAGATTTAACGGCAGTTTACAGCAACTTAGATGCCTCGCGGCCGAGTAGTTTGTCAAGTTATCAAAAATACATTGATGATGCTTGGTATACAATATTACGCAAAATCCGTGGGCAAGGCAAAGGCTTTGAATACCTTGTCACATCACCGTCAGCGTTTTACGAGTCACATCGGCACTTGGCACTCTATCTAATTTTTAGAGACTTTCACAGTGCATTAGCCCAGTCAAACGGGCGTTTTCTGGATTTGGCTAACGAGCACAATCAAGCCTTTCACATGGAATTCAGCGCAATATCTTTTATCTACGATGAAGATCACGACAACGTACCAGATGACGCGGATGTACGAACACGCGGCACGCCTACAGTTTTCACGAGTAGGCCCGGCAGTTATGGGCGTACACGCTACAGGCGCTATAGATGACTGCCTCAATATCATTGGTCCGGCAAAAAATAGCTGCACAAGTTGCAACGCTATCAGGCTTTCGTGAGATAAATATACCGCCTGAATTTTTTGGGAGAACACAAAACACCATTGCACATCTGGGGTTTGCTGTTCAAATCGATCAGGTTGCATCGATACCTGATAGACAAAGGTTGTCTGTTGGCTTATATGTCGGTACCAATATCATCGTAAAATTTGCATATCGTTTGCGACCAATGGACAGTTATCCGACAGATTACGACCTATCATTTGACGCTGTGCAGGATGTGACGCGCAAAGTGATAGGGTCATATCAATCGCTAAATATTGGCATAACGCCAGTTTTTAACACAGCACGCCACACTATAGGCGACAGCTTAGAATACATAATTCACGAACTGCAATTCATAGTTCGGCATACAATCTCAGGAGTTTAAAAAATGGCTTATTCAACAATTCCAAAGGTCCGTAGAGATGGATCGATAACATTAAAAGACGGCGGCGGCGTTACTTTAGTTGTGGCGTTTGAAGAGGGAAATTTCAGCGTTGACGTCCCCAAGGACGACCAAACAGTAATTAGAGACAGATCTACAATTGTAACGATTCGCAAAGGCGATGAGCAGCCAATAACCGGCTCTTTCTCTTTCTTTTTTCGAGACTTTACTGATAATGAAGCGGGCAGCGTTAGAGACTTCATCCACAAAGAAAACTTTTACTCCGGCAATACATCGACTGGTAGCACCGGCACGCCATTTGTAGAACATTACTGTATTGATATAGACTTTGAAGTTGACGGCACCCTAGACGGCAACACGTCAGCAAATCCAAAAATGACATTGTCAAAGGCCGTGTGCACTTTTTCTCTATCTGAAGGTGACCCTGGAACATACACAATTAACTTTACCAGTTACGGCGGCGTATCCTATACCGCAGGATCCTAGCATGCAAATGTTTTTTTGGGGTGTCATTTTGGGCGCTGTCATTTCTCCGTTTGCATGGCAGGGCCTAAAATGGTTATATGCAAAATACACCGCATTGCTTAAGTAATGCAAAAAACAGGAGATAACATGCAACTAGATTTAGGCCCCTTTGGCCAATACGATACGACAAAACCTGAAAGTCTTGCAATATGTTTTGAGTTTACATCATTGTGGGCAGGTCAAACAGATAGCGCACTGATTGCGCGTTTGTGTGCAGGTGCCATCGGCATATATCTTGATACAAAAGCAATTTTGCCAAAATATAGGCCATTTGACCAAAAGCCTTTAGAGTATGGCCATAAATGTCTTGACAGACTACTACAGCGAGGCGTACCACCTCGAAGGATATATGACGCGGGCGCCAAATGCCTTGCTGATATGGCCATCCAAATACCAACAGAGCAAGAGGTCAAAGAACAGGCAAATTTTACTCCTTCGGCAGCCGAGGCGGATACTTAGACCAGTTGGGCCTTAAAATATCGCACTTTTGGGGGCAATCGCCTTGGTGGTTTGCTACGCTGTCAAAAAATAAAAAAGTTCAATTAATTGCAGACTATCGGATACGCAACGAGACACAAAAAGAATATGAAGCGCGCAAAAAAATGTATAATACACAGGAGATTAACAAACGCATTGAACGCCAGCGGGTGAGGCATGCCAACGAAAATAAAATCAGGTAATACGACGCTAGAAGTTAGTGACCATTTGCAAAAAATGGTACGTAATCTACTCGATAAAATCGCGCCAAATATAGAGCAAATTCTAAAAAATGATTTGTCTGTAATAATGCAAAACAGCAAAGAGAATTGGCTAGTCCGTAGATACATAACGCCAGATGGTAGCTTTGTCAGTAAGCACACAAAAAACAGTGCAGATATGTTCAATTTAAAAATATCTATTGTCTCAAAAAATGGCGGTCTTGGCATACGGGGCGCAATTCAAAACACAGCCCCGTATGCCTATGCAATTCGAAAAGGCGTTGATAGTATCAATCCGGGCGGTGGGTTATCTGACTTGCAAGATAATGCCCACCTTTGGACAGAGGTTGTTCGCAAGCCATTCGAAGAGGCAATCGAACATATCAACCTAAAAATTATGACAGAAATAATTAAACTACAGAGCTAGTAAGATGGATGTATCGCAAAGCGTTGAAATAACCTACACGGCCGACATAAGTGAGCTAACCAAACAATTGGAAAAATTGCCGGGACAAACCAAAGAGTCAGCGGCAAAAATGGCAAAACAGTTTAGCCACGAAATGAAGGAGACAGAAAAAGCCACCAAGCGCGCGGCAAGCACGAACAGTAAAAGCATGAAGCGCATGAGCAACGACACAAAGCAAGCCACGAGGCACTTTCGGCAGATGAAGCGTGAGGCGTCCGAAATTGGTAGAGGACTTGTCGATTTGGCGGTAATCTTTGGCGATGCAGAAAGCCCACTCGGTGAACTTGTTAATCAAATGGGTTTGTTAGGTATTGCCGCGGGTTCTGTTTTTCCAATTTTCCAACATCTACGCACCGCAGTTGTAGGCCTTGGCGTTAGCAGTGCAGTAGCAACAGGAGGATTAACAGCGCTTGCCGGTGTTGCTGCTACGTTGGTTTTTTCGCTGTCTGATGGCAATGACGAATTAAAAGACCAGCAAGAAGAATTGGAGAGAGCCGAGAAAGCCTTTGACAAATATAATAACGAGCTAGACAAAACACGGAAAAAGGTGAAAAAATTAGCTGAGGGTGTTTTGGTTGCCCGTAATGCACTGTCTACAATGAGAGAAGAAATAGAGCTAGAGTCATTAAGATTGCGCGCAGAGATTGACCCGAGCCTAATGCCTGAATTGCAAAAACTAGAGGAACGTTTTGCTTTTAAGGGTATAGAGCAACGCGTCAAAAAAACATTTGGTAAAGTTAGTGAAAGCCTCGACAAACAACTAGACGAGCAAAAAAAGGCGGTGACTAGTGCACGTAATGCTGCTAACGCAATGTTGCAAAATCTGCCCAGTGAAAACCTGAGAGATGCAATCGGTGTTTTGGACCCTAAAGACTTGGACATGATGGACAAGGCAAAAAGAGTGCTAGACGAGCAATTCGACATCACGGTAAAAATGGCAGGAACAGACACTGGGATAGTGCTAAAAGAAGAAGACCTAGCAAAGACAAAAAGGTTTCACCAAGCACTTAAAGATTTTGCGGATGAAAGCGCAAAGTTAGAATCCATAGAATTAGAAAGGACCAATCTAAGCAGGTCAAGATCTGAAGAAGAAGAAAAAATGATAGAGGCGCTTAAAGAAAATTTCCGCCTTGAACAACAAATAGAAGCAACTAGCAAAAAAACATCTGGATCAAAAAAGGGACGCAGTGCAACGGAGCAAAAAATTGTTGAACTGCTCAAAACACAACAAGAACTCGAAAAAATTGGAGCAGAAATAAACAAGGCAAATCAAACACCATTAGAAAAGCAACTACAGGCCATAAAAGACCAAGAAAATAAAGTCGTTGATTTGATCGAAAAAAACTTTGCCCTACATAAAAGTCATGAAAATGTTTTAGATGTCAGTAAAGAACTTAACGCACTTGCAGAGCAACGCGTCAAAATACTAGACCAACAAAATATAATCAGCACACAATTACAGCGACAGGATAGGTTAGGATTGCTCGAAAAAGAAATATCACTAACAACAAATAAATTACACCTCGAAGATCAAATAGCAGAGCGTCACCAATTGCAATTTGAGCAGTTGCGACTAGCGCATTTAAATCGCAAAGAGGAGCTACAGACCGCGATACGTATTGCAGATGAAGAGGCACACTTAGGCGTATTGGCAGAGCTTAAAAATAATCTTGCCCAAGAAGAATTGCTTTTTGAAGAAAAAGCGGCAATGCTGAGACTTGAAAACGCAAAAAAGCTACAGCAAGAAGAAAAGCGGCTGCGTGATTTGCAAATGGGTGGGTATAGTGCATTAATTGAAAACCTGAAAACTTTTACAGCAACAGCGATGAAGAGCAGTGAAAACCAAGCAAATGCAGACCTGAGGGCACAAGATAGATTATTTAGGATGCAACAGGCCTTAACTCTTGCTAAAATTGCAATGGACGCAGCAAGCGGCACAGTGAATGCGATGTCACAATACGGGCCGATTTTGGGTCCAATCATTGCGGGCACAATAGCAGCACAAGCAGGGGTTCAGGCGTCCGTTGTGGCATCACAAAGCCCACCAAGCGCAAGTGCTCACACAGGGCAGGCAATGGCACCTGATGAGCGCGTTATAAGAGTATTGACGGGTGAGGCTGTTTTGGACCGTGCAACGGTGCAACGTATGGGTGGCGAGCAAGGAGTAAGAAGTTTGCAAAACAATAATGCAAGCGCGAAAAATGTTGTAATTTTGAACACATACAAGCACTTTGACAAATATAATCGTAGTGCAAAAAAAATGAGCAGTAACAAACGAGGATCGGGGCGGTACTAATGGGCAATAATAACACACCTACAGACATACGCGGTTTTTTGTTACCTTGGCCGTTTACAATGGATTACCTATGGTCTTCTGAGTCTACCCATAACCAGCAAGGCCCACATGCCGGGGTAGCCGAGGCACAGGGTAATTATGATTTGGTTGTCAAAGCAACAGGAGATTTGCAACAAGATGCAGACATAACAGTACAAACGCAAAAAGCCGGCCACATAGGCAAAAGCAAATTTGTATGGAAGCACAGCACAGACACATTATATTACGGTCGAGACGGTGCAAATGTTCTGTCATATTGGGAGAATGTAGCAGAGTCAGCGGGCACAACAGCAACAACAGATGTATATGCTAGCCTCGGTTTGCCAACAGGTGAGGCATTGGCACTCTATCGGCAGCGTGTAACCGCAACAAATTTTAACCTTAAAATTGCTAGACGCTCGGCATCTGGCACATATCAGCAAATACAAATATACAATCAACTTAATAACAAACCCTTAGCCGGTGGTTTTTGCACATTGCCAGACAATAGCATTTTGTTAGCGCACTATGTAGCAGATACAACGACCAACAGGGCGCAAGTTGTCGTTCACAGATCAACAAACGGAGGTATTGACTGGGTGCAAATCAGCACCGAAGCATTACCAGAATTTATTAATATTAGCGGCAGTTTCGGGGGCGGCAACGCTGGTTTTGATTTGTCTCGTTTGCGGATAGCGTATGCACAGGGGCAAGTGTTGCTAATGGCAGGTTTGCAAAAACATGATACCTCTACCAGTGCCACAGACATAATTAGGCAATATGCCAGCACAGACAACGGGGGCACATTTAGTTTAGTTGCTGACACTGACGGGGGAACGGGGTTTTTTAGTTTTGATGTGTTGGTTAAAAATGATATTTTTTACCTGACATTTATCGACACGCAAACGCGTGCACGGATCTTGCCTCTATCACATGCTTTTGTTAGCATTGACGTTGTGCGTAGTTATGGCACAACATTCAATATTATTGGCTCGGGTGCCATAAATATTGCAACGTTAGGCGCAAATAAGTTTTTTACCGCTGGCCAAATGTCTTGTTGGGTAGACGAGGACGGCCGCTTTTTTGCAAGCCTCGAAGACCTAGACCATAATTTAATGACTGTTGCATTGTCGGATGACACCGAAAACTTTTTCTTTTTGGCAGGCAATGGCACAAACACGACAAACCTAGAGGATGGCCGCTGGTATGCCATCGGCAGCGCCAACACAATGATAACAGCGCACAGCGGATGTAGCGCAAACGGTAGACAAATTGTTTTCCATAACTTTGAAAACAACGGGGCAGTTTCTACATTTGCGGGTAGCTTATGCGCTGCGTATCTAGGCGGATATAGCGCGGTAACGATGCCACAGATCAGCGCATACCCCAGAGACTACGATTATACCGGCTGGCAGTTCACATGGGTACCGTTTGACAAACCGGACGACACGGGCCACTATACTACATCTGGGGCGGCTAGTGCTTCATTGTCAGCGGATAAACTAACAATATCGGCTTCATCGGGGCAGGATAAATACTATGAAAGCCCATCACTGTCGGCAGGTTCGCCAATAATAATAAGAGGTAGATTAAAACCGACGTCATCACAGGGCAGCGTAACCGGTGGCAGGGGCATCGAATATCGTAGCGGGGTGTATTATTTTGCTGTGTATGTTGATGATAATCAATTGGCATTGTACGACATACACGGCACGGCACAGGTAGGCAGCGTTTTCAATTTTGCCAGCAATAGCGAGATTGACATATTGATTGCCAGCGATGACGCAAATGTTTATGTTTGGGCCATGGTGGCATCAAAAACTGAGAAGCAATGGGTAGCAGTTGCCAACACATCAAGTTTGACGTCAGGATCTGGCATCGGTAGTGCTCGCATACGTTGGGGCGTTGTATCAGGTCTAACAATACACACCGGGACACTTGATACGGAATGGTTTGAATTGCACTATTCAAATGCCACATATACCGGTGACGGTTTGCACAATGGGCAGACAAACCCAAGCCAGTTAAAAGGGCGCAAATACCCACCTACAACGCAATTTGCTTACATCACACAAGGGACATCTATAACAACAATAGACGGCCCCGCTTTTGAATTGCAACAATACCGAATACGCACAGCATATAATTACCCGTTGGACCGTATATTTTTTAAAAACTCGCCATCACCAAAAACACAGTGGCGGTCTATTGCAGTATCAAGTGGCAGCATTGCAGAGCAAAAAATTGCTTTATTTATGGACCCAGTCATTCAAAACAACGACGGTGCAACATTTGGCAATGATTTATTCGGTGTGTCACTACAAAACATAAATTTCCGTAATTTTGAGCTACACAGATATGATGCTGCGGCAAGTGCATGGGTGAATATTGGCACGTTTGATAATCATTTATACATAGGCACTTTTTTGCGCGTAGGGCCTACAATACTCTGCAATGATGCCACAGGCCCATATTTGCAATTTGACGAGTGCCGAGATTTTTATGTTATCCTAACATCAGGAGATACAAGCATAGTGCGCAAAATACGCACAAATTCAGAGGGTGTTTTCAGCAACGCAGCAACAAGCAAGCGGGCAAGCCTGCAATTGGTAGACGCGTTACACTCTGATATATCATCGGGTACGATACACATCGTGCCAAATGCCTGCACTGTTATTGCAGATTTGCAACAAAATACACCCAGTGCGATACGTATAACAATTAAATCACAGATTACAAACGAGAATTATTTTGCCATCGGCAACGCTTGCATCGGTCCCGTGGTCATCCCCGCACATCAATACGGTAGGGGTAGGACAATACAATTTGATAGCGGTGTCAGCACAGAGATTGCAAACGATGGCACACAA